ATTAAATCCGACTGCATCTGTGCCATCTTTTTCTCTGCGTTTTAAAATTTCTTCAGCTTCTTTATCTCTTTCTGATTTTCTTAAATTAGCAAGTTTTAGTTCAAATTCTAATTGTTTTTTTTCAGATTCTTTTACTTGGTCATCTATTGCTTTTAATTCTTCATTTTGTTCTTTAGTTCCAACAAGCGATTCAGCTTGTGCAGCAGCCATTTTTTCGTAAAGTCCTAAACCTCTATAAAGTGCAATTTCGGCTTCTTCTAAAAATGTAACTTTTCGTATTTCTGCTCTTTCTAACTCTAATTGTTTTTTAAGGTTATGCGTAAGTATTCTGTTTTCTTCTTGGCGCAGCAATATGGTTTCTTCTATTTTTTTATTAGTGGCTGCCGTACTTTTCCCGTTTACCTCAAGAATACCTTTTTGCAATTCAAGCAAACCAATTTCTTGGTCTATTTGTGTAATGTTTCTTTTGTTTAATGCTATTTGGTCTTCAAGTTTATTGTTTGCATTTGTTATAAAACCAACGATATCATCCCAATAGGCTACAACTGCCCCTAATGCAACAACAAAAGCACCTACCCCAGTAGCGATTAATGCGGTTTTTGTTGCTTTTAAACTTACATTAAAAAGTTTAGTGGCTTCAAACGCATCGCGGATTCTTGAAGCTAACCCACCTGTAAGTGTGTCAAGTATAGCCATCGCCCCACCATTGGCAGTTACATCCTCAAAAGAACCAGCAACTTGTTGGCTTGATGTATTTACGCTATCTAAAGTTGCTTTAGTGTTTTGTTGTTGTACGTTTAGTTCTTTTAAAGAAAGCCTTTGGTCTTGAATAGAACTTGTTAAATGTTCTGCTTCATCCCTTAACGACTTTTGCGCAGAAAGGTTAGTTTTAGATGTTTCTTTTTGTGCTGATTCAACCTTATAAAGTTCGCGCTCTAATTCAACAAGAATTTCTTTTTGCTCTAATATTGTGGCATTAAGTTTTTCTAAGTTTTTATTCGCTTCCGCAGTTGAAGCTTGTACGTTTATTATTACTTCTTGTGCCATTGTTTTTTAATTGTTTTTAGTGCTTCTTCAAATGTTTCTTCAAGTTTATACTTCCCTTTAGCGATGTCTATATATTCACCGCTTACATCGTATTTTAATCCTTCTAATATTGTTTTTAACATCTGTTTAATTCTGTTAGTAAGTTGAAACTTTCACATTCGTTTTCGTAGTATGATGATCTATCTTCTACTTCGTTCAAATAATAAAACACATCGTAACCTATGGCGGTATTTCTTACAATACGAGAACCAAATGCATCACTTACCCCGTATAATGCTTGAACGCCTACCGTATTACTTGATGAAAAGTTTAAGGTTGTATATTCGTAGTATGGTGTGTCTTTATTTACCTTGCCTAAAGAAACGCCATTTAAATAAACCATATAACCATTAGAATCATCCATATAATTCCATCTCATTGTTCTATCACAAGGTGAAGGAAGTTCTGTAACAACAGGTGGCGGTAAGTTCGGGTCAATTATAATATCCCCTGTGTCCGCAGGATTAGCAGAAGGTGGTAAATCGTTATATAAAACTAAAGTGCTTTCTTGAGTTAGTAAGTTAGTGTTTACAGATTCTATCTTGAATGTGTTTTGACCTACTCTAAACCTATCGTTTAGCTTATAAGACAACAAAAGACCTAAAGGTAAATAAGATTTATAAGTTATCTTTCTGGCGTTCTGTGCAAATACCGAAGTAATCGAGTCAAAGTAATATCTATTATAAAGACTTTGTTGTTCTAAATCTTCGGTGTACTCGTTAAGTTGCGCACCCCAATGTATTGATTCTCCATCCGAGTTAATATTAGTAGGTGCGTTAAATTCAGTTAGAGTAGCCTGTGTGGCATCCCCGTTATTCCATTTTAAGTTAGGTGTAGTAGCATCCCTTAAAACAATACAATGAATCAAAGGTAAACCGACAATAGGATCTAAGTCTTGGTTTATCATTGTGCCATATTGAGCATCGCTTAGTGTTCCTCCTGAAGAACGAATCCTTTCAAAGTACATATGCTCAAAATCAATATCGACAGAATAAGCTTCCCCATCCATATCGTTAGTTCCTGCATTCCAATTTAAATTCCCGAATTTGTTGTTCGGATATGCTTGGTCATAAGCGGTGATAGTGGCACTACCCCTTCCTTTGTAGGTAAAGTTAATTTCTTTGTACGGTATAAGTCTATCAACTTGTGTTGAAGTTACATCTATGTGTTTGCTTATGTCGTAGGTTTCTCCCGTTGAATAATAGTCTTGTAAAGGAAGTATGTCTACCGTTTCATCACCATTTAATTCTTTGTTTATAGCAGCGGTAAGTTGGTGCATCTTAAACAAGTTAATTACAAAATCATAGACCTTCATATTAGGCAACTGACTTGGTACATCTAAATACCCTGCAACAGAAATAGCACTTGCGGTATAAGTAGTAGTTCCATCATCATACCAATCATCGGTATAATTTATTTTAGATTGTCTTTTAATGACTACTAACTGCGTTGGGCTAATAGCAGAGCCACTTGTTATTGTAAAATCTAAAAAGTATGTTTGTGCGCTACCATTTAAGTCAAGGCTGGTGGTAAAAACATTTGTACCCGTTGCGCTTGAATTATAAAGCAAAGAACCACTATCAGATATTTGTACATTGTAAGCATCAATACCTGCAATAGAAACTTTATAGGTTTCTACTATATATTTTGTAAACGGAAATTCTCCGTAAGGTTGATTAAAGGTAAATAAACCCCCTTCAGCGTTTCTAAAATCTGTTCCTGAAGTAAGTTGCCAAGTTGATGTGTCGGATAGATAAGTTTTTAAGTTATTGTTTTCGGTGGTCGATTTCATCACACCAGCTTCTTTGTGAAGCCACATATACAAGTTCTTAAAGTATGATGTGTTAAAGAAGTCTTGACTAAAGGTTATATTGTATTTTTCTTGTATTGCTCTGGTGATTGCTTTTAATCTTAGTGAAGGCTTTAAATCACTTAGCCCTAAGTAAGTATCTAAACCCGTTTCTCCTTTAAAATCAGAAATAACATCTACACCATCATATCTAAATACCCTTGAATGAGTAATAAAGCTATACTTAATATCCCCTGCTCTTAACGTACCTGCAAATAGTTGTTGTGAATTATTAAAGCTTTTACGAACAGTTAGATTGTCGTAAGTGTGGTTATAGGTATTTAATCCATCATCACCACCTGTAAGCATCGATAAAGTATCTTCACCAAATAAGTCTTTTAACGCTACTGCATTACCAAAGAAAGTAACTTGATATGATTCTGGTGAATTGTCTTTTAACTTAACACCGCTTAATCTTAACTTACCATCTTTGTATCTGATTCCGTTTACATTCAGATAGGCATCTGTTTTATATCGAGCATCAAATACATTGTTTACTATGTTGTAGTTATAGTAATGTTTAAATATTCGGTTGTTTGTTTTTGAAGCAGGTAGTGTAAATTGTCTTGAGTACGCAGTATAAATCTTAGATATATCTTTGACATTAGCTATACTATCTGAAATAGTAATGCTTTCGTCTTTGAACATATCCATCTGTTCACCATTTACAAAAAGTTGTACTATCTGCATCTATCTAATGTTTTGTACTACATCATTAGCAAATTCAATATCTAAAGTGTAGTTAATCAACTTATCATTTCGGCTTGTCTTATAGCTAATAGAACTTGAAGCTATGTTACAAGGTATTTCGCTTGAACCATATTTAATCCATACATACTCACTCAATAGAAGCTCTTTAAAGACATCATTGTTGTTCTCTGGATAGAAACCACTATTCAAGCTTAAAGATTCGTTAGCGTTCTTTAAAACGATTGATTTCTGTGCCTCACCTAAATTGTAATCACCATTTTCTACTATGTTTCTTTTATAGTAAGTTACATTGGTGTTCATATTCCTGACAGACTTCTTGAACATTGTAATACTTTGTAACGCACCGAATTTATTTACAAAGGTTAGTCTGTAAGGTGTGTCTAAACATTCTTCTATGTTTTCTACGGTGTAGGTGTAGTTTTTTACCCCAGATGAAACTAAAACCTCATCTACATTATCCGTTCCTCCTGTGTTAGTTAAATACTCTACTTGGTCATAGCTATTTGTGGTGCTTGTTATTGTTTCTGTGTTTACAGTAGAACCATCCTTTTTAAAAGTAACCGTAGTACCATTGTAAGAATTATCAACGGGAAATCTTAAAACATCATCAGCGTTTTTAACGATATGTGTGTTTGTAAGTAAAGCAATAGATGAATTCAAAGGATTAACTCCATTTTCGATATATCCGTAACCATAAAAAGCGGTTAGATTAACTAAAGGTTGTGCGATAGAAGTATTTACAAAATAACGAGTAACCACATAATCTACCCAAACATTATTTGAAATAGAAGGACTATTAACATAAGATAAAGTCATTTCAATATAATCCTTAACCAAATCAGATATTTCAAAGTCTACCCTTCCAAGTTGTGCGTTACTCGATAAAGTATAGGTAGGACTTGCAGGTCTGTCCGTAGTCTGTACCCCTGTGTAGATATATATATCAATAGAAGCCGATACCATACCTGACTGATAGGTAGAAACGAAATAAGGACTTCTTACATTAATTTTAGCCATTTAGTTGTTGTTTAGTAGTAAATTCCAAAAATGCTTCTGTATCTAAAGCAAATGCTTGTTCTAATTCAGTTGGTAATCCTTTTGCGTACTTTTTAAAAGGTGTCGTAAAAAATAAACTCGGTTTAATTCCGTTATAAAATATACTTCTTGCTATTGCAAATTGTAAACTCTTTCTACTTAAAAACCTACCTTTGTCATCTCTTGGTGCTATTCCTTTTCTTACTGTCCACTTGTCTAATTTACTTGGTGGTGGCATTTTAGTTTTATAAGAATAAGGTGTGTTGTATTTCTTTTTTACACCGCTTACCCCTTTGTCTTGGAAAACCCCATAGTTTGCCATTTCAATTTCAAACTGCACACTTCTATCTGTTACCTTTACATCACCCCCCTTTATGCTTTTCTCTAAATTACCCCCACCCTTATTAAGCGTTTTAAGGTTCTTTTTAGATTCTTCTATAACCTTGTCCCGAAATACTTCTAAAGCCTTTCTAAAGTTATCTAATTGCATATATCAATGTTATTCATAGTAACTACTTCAAACGTACTTACCCATCCTGCTAATTCATTTTCAAACCTATCATAGAAAGCTTCCATACTTGCGCTGCCTTCTAAGTGATAACCATCTTGGTGTGGTGTTCCTTTTCTTAACTTCTGTTGAAGTCTATTTAAAACCGTTAGTTGTGTGTTTAGTACATCTTGTCTGTTATCGTTCCCAACAAAGATATCAGTCGTTGCATCTTTACTCGTATCAACCAAGTCCATAGCCATAACTGAAATATTATACGATAAAGTCTGTCCATTATCCGTTACATTGTTTATCATTATATGCGACAAAGGAAAGATAGTCTGCTTGTTTAAGTCTACTTCCGTAATATCACCAAAGGTTACCGTATTGACATTTTCATCCGATTGTAGGATGTCCTTTATCTTTGTGGTTAAATCGTAGAATGATTGTATTCCCCTATATGTCATCGCATTTTTCTTTTTAGTTCTTGTGCTTCTATGTCAGCCTTTTCTTTTTTGAATGTAAGTATCAACAAACAAGTGTTTACATTCAGTTCTGTTATTTCGTCAAACTTGGTAATATCTCCTTCGGCAAGAGCGTAGACAGACTGATACCAACCCCATTTAGCTCCGAAAGTTGCTCTGGAGTCAATTCCGCCTCCCCCTGTAAATAAGCTATCATAGCTTGCGACAACTCGATTCCTAAATTCCAAAAAAAAAGCATAGAACTTATAACTGCATCCATCGGTGTGTTTAACATTGCTTGATGGTAACTATCACCTTTGTATTCTTGGATTAAGTATTTGTTTTTTATCTTTTGTTTTATTGGTCGATATAATACCGCCATTGCCTTGTGTAGGTTTTTAATATCACCTATGTAATTGTCTAAGTCGATATACTCCCCGAAGGTCATATCTTCTAAATTAGGAATAAAGCCAAATTCAGTATTACCTATTTTAAAAGTCCTAACCAACTCAGGTTTTTCTTCTAATGCTTCGGTGATAATGTTAGTGATGATATCAATATCAGACTTACGATATTTAAGAGCATCATTTAAAGGCATATCACAGAATATCTGCAACATCTTTTCCTGAATAAAAATATCGTTTACCTCTGCTCCTTTGTTTACATCTAACACCTTTTGAAATTGTTGGTATTTGTGTAAAGGGATTTCTGATAAATGATTAGGTACTTTAATCTTTACTTCCATAACTATAAAACGATTTTATTTTGATTTTTAAGACTATCGAACTGCGTATTTTCCGTAGTTGGCTTTTAAACCTAAAGATTCCATTTCGTGATATCTCAAGGCATCTATTGAATGATTAAATTGGTCTATCGGTTTGTTTAGTCTTTGTCCTGTTTTGTTTGTGTCCCAACAGTACGACCTAAGTTCTTTTATTAGGTTTTGGCTATTCTTTGTAACTAAGTATTCTTGTGTTTGCATTATGTCTATCCCGTAGTTGATAGAATCCCTTCCTTTGGTTACGCCCTTTATAGAAATGCCATACCTTCTTATTTCGTCTATTGATTTAGGTTCTGAAGAATCAGCGTAGATAATAGTTCCTTTAGGTAGTTCTTTTGCTATGTCGGAATT